CAAGACAACGTTTGCATCCTAATGGATTGCCTAAATACGTTAGATCGGGTGGCTTACCTGGTCACTCGTCCTTGGTTGATTTTGATTGTGGAAATTTGTTTGTAGCAACAGCAGGAACGTCAAATGATACGAACAAATTAGGAGAATTACACGTTTATTATCGAGTTAGATTCTCAGTCCCAGTTTTAACTACGGGGGACACAGCACCAACAAATAACAGTGTTTCTATCTTTTATGATGGATCTCATGCCGGAGCAGCGACAACAGTTGCTTATCAGCCAGCTTTTGCAACACAAAGTGTTAACGGATTAGGGATAGTTAACACAGCAGGATCTTTTGTCTTGCCCGCTGGAAATTATCTAGTGGATTTGCAAATGCTTAATCAATGTAGTGTAGCAGGTGATATTACAAATAGTAGTACAACTATTAATAAAGCAGGAACTCCAATTGGGGGAGCTTTGAACCAAGCTAGTTCAGCTGCAACGTTTTTCCAGACTTGCATAAGTTTTTTCTATGCGTCTGATGGGACTTCAGCTTTGACAGTAGCTAACACTATTGCGTTCTCCGGTGGAACTAATACCGTCGAGTATGCATTAATTAGATTTGTTGCAATTTAAGACCTGAAAAGGCAGTTTTAATCTTTTAACTTATAAAAGAAACCAGGGTTATACACAAATCTGGATTCCAACCAGTACCTAGTGGAGTAGATGAAATGAAATGGGAATTCTAGAACACCTCTGTGGCAGAGATGAGTGTGAATTAACATTTTGGGAGCGTTGCTTGAGTACGTTTAGTACCAAGAATAGTAGACATTAGCTTTGAACAAAGTTCTACGAGATATGACTCAAATCTATAAAATGAGCGACTCCAAGCGGGATAAAAGATGAGGAGGATAATATAAATCGATATCCAAAAAGAGAAACGAAGAGAACGAGAAATCGTTAAATAGTAGGACAGTCTCACCGAAATTGAGACCGGGTTATGCCAGAGTAAGTTTGCCATCGCGTGTAGTGTGGAAAAGTGAAATGTAATTGATTGTGTAAAGAGTACTCGAAAGAGGTAATCGCAGAGTAACCCGGACCCGGGGTGAATTGTGCAGTAGATAGTAGTGGTTTCGAAAACCAAATTCTGCAGGAAATGATAAACAATTTAGAGATAAGTAACACTTAGTACTATGAAACG